GGAAATTAGTTTGATTGAAAACAGAAACCCAAAGATGAATATTGCCTTCATAACGCCACTTGCTCCAGTGAAAGAAACAGATAAGTGCACTCAAGAAAAATATCGCAAAAACAACAAGGATAAGTGCAAGGCGGCTTCAAAAGCCGCAAAATCAACTACGACTACTTACACGCAGGATTCAGCAACAACCGCGCAATCACTCCTTCAAAGGTCAAGTCCGTGTACATGGATCAATAATGTGCTGACCTGCCGATGATAGACGATAAGACAATAATCATTGAGGCTTTTACCTCAAAGGAAATGCGTCAAATTTCCGCTGCTGTTACATCAATAAGAGTTAGTTATTCTATTGATGGCGCATCTCAGGTAACCGTTGATTTGGTTGATAAGAACATGGAAATGTGGAATAACAACTATTTCATGATTAAGCAAGTCGTTATTTTCAAGGGAGAAAGGTTCATGATCGCCTCAAATGAAATAAGCGCTGGTGATGGTGATTACGCAAAGATCACCATTGAACTTAGAACAGAGGCAGTTCAGTTGATGCGTTTGGACAAAAAACCAGAGGCTTTTAAATCAACAAATGGATTTGACTTTGCAAAAAAAGTAGCCGCTAAGTTTAAACTTGGCTTTATCGGGCAAAACCCTGCTGGTATTAAGAGTTCTACAATAAAACTCAACCAGAGCAAAACCAAAGAATCGGTTTACGATGTTCTTTTGAGGGCGGCAAAAGATTTACAGTATGTCTGTTTTGTGATGGAAGCGTATACAAGCGAGACTAATAAAACTAAAAAACCAACGCTGTTTTTTGGTTCACCTCAATGGTTGCTTGGCAGATGGGGTCTTGAGGAAACACCTGCGTATACATTCCAAAAATATGGTGGCGGAACAGAAACGCGGACGCTTAAGTACATACCACTGAAGTATCCAAATGATGAAAAACTCAATTATTTCTTGACATCTATGCCGAATATGAGAAGGTCAATGGATAGCCCAAAGGAATCAGAAGGGCGTGCATCACTATGGGGTGGCAGTGGTTTTGAAACAGGGACTGGGAATGCATACGATATCCGTCCTGGAATGACTGTTATGATTTATGGTATAAAAACTTTTGAGACTGCGTATCTAGTTACATCAGTTGAATATTCATACGCGGAACCAGAACCAGTCCAGATCGCTTTTGCAACTATTGCTAAAATCGCTCCAGACGATAAGAAAAAAATTGATTCAAAGGCTAACGGTTAAATATGCCACTTTTTGGTGATTCTCTTGATGGAATGCAAAATCCAGACTCAACCGCTATTACTGGCGGTTCATTTTCGTCCATCCATATTGGGGTGGTAACTGGCGTTGCTCCAGCAACACAAACTGGATTTGTAAGAATTCCTGCCTTGAATGCCGATGCCCAACTCGGTCCTTTTAAGTTTGTCCAGCCTTTTACTAATACAGTAACTACTCCAGTAAAACAAACACTAAGTGTTTCAACTGGGGTAGCAGATCCTGGCGTAACCGTGGTAACTGGTGTAAGCCTCTCTGCAACAACAACCGATATAAATGCAACAATTGGAGCGCTTAACCTTCCTTCTGTTGGCGAAAGAGTTCTTGTTGTGTTTCTTGACGATTCACTTGACCAAGGAATAATCGTAGGTAAAATATGAACACCATTCGGATGCCCATTCGTTTCTCAAAGCAAACATCTGCGATGGAGACAATTAACGAAGATTCAGATGAATACTACGCAACGCTTATTGCAAACGCCATTCAAATAGAATCAAAAGAGTTGCCCATATCTACATTTTATGGGGTTAAGGATCCAGTCTTTGACGAACGGCAGACCAATAGGACGATTTCAGAGGCTTCTCGGTATATCCCAGAAGTAACGATAAAAAAAGTAACAACTAAGTTAAATGACGACGGTACTCGCGATATTTCCGTAAGTTTTGAAAGAGGTTAGTAATGACATCACCAAATTTTTCACAGTATATTGACCTAACCGTAAGTGACCTGAATGTCGTTGATATTTACGACGAATCAGTCCAATATGCGCAGACTAATCTCCCAGAATTCAACCCCCGTGTTGGAACTATTGAGAATGCAATCCTTGAGGCTGTTTCATACCAAACTGGCAATATTGTCACTGCAATAAATCGTCTTCCGAACGGATTAATGGAGGGCTTGTTGTCACTGATGGGGTTTAATCGCATTGAGGCAACTCAGGCATCTGGCACGGTAACAATTGAATTGATTATCAACACTGGCTCAACCATCCTTTCTGGAACTGCATTTTCTTTTGATGTCTACGACAGTGAAGGTGTATTGACCCAGTATCTATTTGAAACTGACGAAGACCTTACAATTGCTTCAGGATCAACCACTGGAACTGTTTCTGTTACAGCGTCAGAGGCTTCGCAATATCCAGATATTCCAGTCCCATCTACTTTGACTGTTGTTTCAAGCACGCCTTTTATTTTAAGTGCAACACTTGCAACCCTGTCAACCGTGGGTCAGGATACCGAAACGGATACAGAGTATTTTAATCGCGCCGTTACATATCTTTCATCGCTTAGTAGTGCAATCACAACTGCATCACAGATGACTGGTTATATTGCGGTCAACTACCCAACTGTGAGTAAGTTTAAGGTCTATGACCTTACTGAAGTTCTTGAGAATTATGTAACAAATGCCGTGCTCGCAACCAATGTCGTTACTCTGACCACCGCAAATGCACATGGTTATGAAATCGGTGACAGCGTAACTGTTCGTGATATGGCAAATGCTGTGTACAACGGAACCTATACGGTTACTGGAACTCCAACTACAACAACATTCACATATGCAAGAACAAATACAAACATTGCTTCAGCCGCTGTAACTGCTGGAAGTGTTGTGCTCGCTACTGGAATGTTGTTCTCAACAGCAGACAGTGGTGGAAATGTAACTGTCTCTATGTGCGATTCCGCTGGAGACCCAATTTCTGATGAACAAAAAACAATTATTAAGACAGATTTATCAAGCCGAGTAGTTGCTGGTTTGGGTATTAATCTCCACGATACAAACACATTCAATGTTGATGTGGTGGTTTCGGTTGCTGTTGAACCAAACTATTCAACATCGGTTGTTGGGACTGCTGTTTCGGATGCTATTGAGGCATATCTATCTATCGCTGGATGGGACTGGGCAGAATCAGTTGACGCACGGTACCTAACAACCATTGCATCAAAAGTTGCTGGAGTTAAATATGTTATTTCAGTAGACGCAACACTGAACGGAACAACGGTTTTTGCATCTAACGACAGTTTGAATGTCACAATTCTTGAAAAAGGTGCAATACCAATTGGTACTTGCACCACAACGGCGGTATAGAGATGGGTGTTACTTTTAACTATATTGACGAAAGCGAGAGACTTTTTTTAGAAGATTCCTATCTTCAGTCATCGCTTTCTACGCTGTGGACAAGCAATGGTACGCTTTCCGCAGACCCAGTGGTTTATCAGGATTCTGATTTTGGATCGCTGTACTTGACCCCGAGCGCACTAGAAAATTATGTCAAGTTTAATTATTGGGCTAACCCATCAACCGACATCCCTTCTCAGTATGTTGTTTCCCCAAGTATTGATTCTGGAGACTTCATTGAGGCTTTTGCGTGGGTTAGACCATCTGTCAATTGCACAATATATGTGAAAACAGTACTGACCAAAGTTACATTTGACTCAACTTCACAGCAGTATGAGTTGTCAACTAATCCAGCAGATGTAATTACTGGCTCAGAGGGCACGCATGTAATCACGCTTGGTGTGCTGGATAGCGAGAGGTGGCATTTACTTAGGGCTGTGCCAACATTACTTCCTGAAAGCGGTAACTATTCGGTTTCTCTTCAAATAAGGGTAGTTTTTTCCACAACTACTAACGCCCATTTAAATATTTCACGCCCAACAATACATACATCATTTGGAATATCTAGAAACAGATTTATGCAATTTGTTGGACAATTTATGCCAGAAATATTTATTGCCCAAGATACTGCTGATTTTTCCACCAATGAACCAACATTTCCGATGATGAGATTCATTGACTCAATGACTACAGTCGCAGACGATCTTCAGGTTAAATCAGAAGAATTTATATACATTGATACAGCAACTGGCTTTGACCAAACTGATTCAGGAACATTCAGTACTCTTGTTAATCCAAACTATTGTGATGGAGCAACACTTCTATGGCTGGCTCAATTCAGGGGTCGTCAAGTGCTCGTAACCTACGAACCATCAACCGAAGGTGCATCGTGGGTTCGTTTTACATTGGATGACTCGGTGAACGGTGTCCTTGACGATATTGCGGTACTTGGATCAAATGTTAACGATATTGGTCTTCCTGGGGGTATTGAAGCATATGCACGCTGGCAGGTTGATACTGGGTACTACGGTCATAATGCTGGAACGATAGAAGCAATGGTCAGTGCAATTCAGCGACTCTTGACTGGTGCTGGTGTAGTTAATTATGCGGTTTCCGCAAACGCAATCCACTTCACTACTTCATGGACAGAAACATATGGTTCGGTAGTTGGTGACATCGGATCAGCATCCCTACTGTTGCTTCAAATTGTTGAGCCAGCAAGACCTCTTGGAATGATTGTCACCCACGAACTAACTGCATGATGTAGAATGGTTGTATCACCGATAGTTCGGAGAATACATGGATGAAGAATTAAGTCCTGACGAATTTTCGTTACAAGAAGAGTTTGAAAACCTTGTAAAAGACTCGCTTCCGAACCACTTAATCACGAACTTCATAGTGATAGCGGAGGTAGCCACTGGTCCACATCAGGAACTTTCGCTTTCCATATCAGATTCAATGACCCCGTGGCTTGCACATGGGATGTTAAATACTGCGATGGAAATGATTAATTCAGGCGAGTACCAATTCCCAATAGGAGAAGAACACAATGGATAAGAACCTCAAAGTCAACTTAGGTGATCAGGCTGTTAAGGGTGCTGTTTTGGGCGCTCTTGCTTACTTCGGAGATCAGGCTGGTCTCGGAGCAGAGCAGGTAGCAGTCCTCTTGCCAGTAGTCCTCGTTGCCCTCGCATGGGTGTCAACGAAGATCGGCGACAAAGGAACAACCGCACTGTTTTCGGTGATCAATCAGGTCGCTGACGCACAAGCAAAGAAAAAGGGCAAGTAGTTCCTCGTAGGCAAGCATTAATAGCCTATTATTTAGGTGTGCCATTTATTTTGGCTGACTATTTTGGGAGATATTAATGCTTGCTGGCAGGTACAACATAGTCTGTGATCAGGGTTCATCTTTTGAGCGGATCATAGAAATCAAGGATTCCGATGGAGTTGTCTTCCCCTTGATTGGCTACACAGGGCGCATGCAGATAAGACGAGATGTTGATGCCACAACATCACTTATGGAACTAACTACCGCCAATGGTCGCTTGGTGATTAGTGGCGCACTTGGTGCGATAACCCTCGCCTTGACGCCAGCACAAACCGCAGAACTCACGCGGAGTGGTGTTTATGACTTAGAGATAGTCAAAACTGCCACTGGAGAAGTCCACAAAGTCTTGCGTGGGGAGTTCCGTGTTGAAAAAGAGGTCACCCGATGAGCAACATAACCCAGATCACGATTGGTAATGCTGAGTTCAACGCCATAATTGAAGACCAACGCAATATTGTTGAGATTATTGACGAAGTACCAAATACAGTAATTGTTACAGTTCCTGGAATTTTATCATCCGCTCTTCGCACCAATGTTACCTACGGCAGTGGCGCTCCATGGACGATCGTGGTTGAGGTCTAATAATGCCAAGTATTGCGTCTGATTACGGAAACATCGGTGATATCTACATAGATACAGCCACTGGGGATTTCTACGGACCAAAAACTTCGTCGGGATGGCCTGATACTCCGTTCTTTACTGCGCTAACACAAAGCAATGTCAACACTCTCACCAACAACGAACGACATATTCACACGCAGGCAAGTGCGTCAACGACATGGTCAATAACCCATGCACTCGGCGGGAGACCGTCAGTAACAGTGGTTGATTCAGCCAGAACAGTAGTTGTTGGAGATGTTGTGTATAATAGTGACACATCTATTACGATCAATTTTACAGCCGCTTTTTCTGGGTTCGCCTATTTGACATGAGGTATTTATAATGGCAATGAAATTTGTTACAAACCTTGATATCAATCAAAATCAACTCCTCAATGTAACCTTTGAAAAGTTGGCGTCTGACCCTGAAAGTGGCAATTTTGAGGGTCGTTTAATCTATAACACGACCACGGATACCGTAAAGGTATATACGGGTAGCGCTTGGAAATCTTTACCTCACACGCTTTCGGCAGGTGGCTCCCATACCGACGCTCTCACCATCTCTGAGTCCAATGGGACAGTAACCCTAACCCTAAACCTCGCAGACACCGATAGTGCTGGTTTGCTCTCAAGCACCAACTGGAACATGCTGAATGATGCAACGGACGCCGCTACGGCGAGCAAACTTGCAAAGCGTGATGCTAACGGCAATATTAGCGTCGCCACCCCTACGGCTGATGGTCATGCCGCAACTAAAGGCTATGTAGACGCAGCCCGTTCTGGTCTTGATGTAAAGCAATCGGTTCGCGCAGCAACAACCGCAGCCCTAACAATTGCTTCAGCACTTGAAAACGGTGACTCGGTAGACGGTGTAACGCTTGCAACTGGCGACCGAGTTCTTGTAAAAAACCAGAGCACCGCATCAGAAAATGGCATTTATGTAGTCAACGCATCTGGTGCACCAACTCGTGCAACAGACTTTGACGATAACGCAGAAGTGACCGCTGGTGCGTTTACATTTGTTGAAGAAGGAACCGTTAACGGAGATAGTGGTTTTGTTTTAACAACTGACGGAACAATTACGATTGGAACAACTGGTCTTGTATTTGCACAGTTTTCTGGTACTGGACAAATCACTGCTGGTGCTGGTCTTACAAAATCTGGTAATACGCTTGATGCAGTTGGTACTGCTGACAGAATCACAGTAAATCCCGACAGCATTGACATTGCTTCAACATATGTTGGTCAATCAACAATCACAACACTTGGAACTATCACCACTGGTACATGGGACGCAACAACGGTTGCAGTAACTGCTGGTGGTACTGGGGTTGAATCATTCACTGACAACGGCATCGTTTACGGTGATGGCACAAATGCACTTGATGTAACCGCTGCTGGAACGCAATACCAAGTACTCCAGGCTGGTTCTGGTGGAGTCCCTGAATTTAATGCTGTAAACCTTGCTCAATCTGCCGCCGTAACTGGACAACTGCCGATTGCAAACGGCGGTACCAACGCAAGCACGGAGGCAACTGCGCGGACAAACCTTGCCGCTGGCGGAACTCAGGGTGCTGGAGTATCTACACCATCGCTTACACGAAAAGTTACAAAAGCAGTAGGCAACGGCGTAGACACATCATTTACTCTTGTTCATGCCTTCAATACTCGCGAAGTAATGATTCAGGTTTACGATTCAAGCAACTATGACACCGTAATTGCTGACACCGTAAGGACAGATGCCAATACCGTAACGATTTCGTTCTCGGTTGCCCCATCGTCAAGTGCATACACAGTTGTAGTAATCGGTTAATACATAGACCCCGAGGGGTCAAATACATAAGAAACAGTTGAGGCTGTATCAATGACAAGATTTGTGGGAACTCCGCTACGCGGAATAGAGTTCGCTAATGCTGGCGACGAGGCAGTGTCTGCCCGTGTTGGAACTGATGCTTACCCACGAATCCGCATTGATGCAGGCGGACGAATCACATGGGCTTCTGGCTCGGCAACTGGCGACACAACTCTTTACCGCGACAGCGCGAATGTCCTAAAAACCGATGATGTGTTTCAGGCACTTTCTGGTGTTGTCACGCTGACCACAACTGGCGCACCAACTGTTGTAATCGCTGACGGCGCACTTGCCGTAGACACACAGAACAATGCATTTTATTATCGCTCTGGCGGTCAGTGGATTCAGGTATCTGTAGAGATTGGGTCAATCAACGACATTGCTGATGTTGTTATCACCACGCCAACCAGTGGGCAAGTATTGGTCTATAATGGTTCAGCGTGGGTTAATCAGGACAACGCTTCTGCTGTTTTTGATATTGACGGCGGAACATCATTTACCGAGATTTTTGAAGCAGAACTTACAAATATGATTGAAGCGGTGTATGACGGAGGAACAGTTTAATGAGCGTTAAGATTCAATTAAAGCGTTCCACCGCTGCTTCATGGACTTCTGCTAACCCAACTCTTTTTTCTGGTGAAATTGGATACGAAACAGACACTGGTAAATTCAAAATTGGTAATGGCTCTACGGCGTGGACGAGTTTATCTTATGCAAATGCCAACCTTTCTGCCGCTTCACTTGATGCCCTTTCAGATGTAACGATTACCAGTGCAGCCAATGGTGATTTCCTTCGTTGGAATGGAACTTCATGGATTAACGATGCCGTAAATCTTTCAACCGACACAGTTGGTTCATATGTTGAATCACTTGTTGCGGGTACTGGTGTTACACTCTCAAATAATTCTGGTGAAGCATCCACCCCAACTGTCGCTATCGGTCAAGATGTTGCATCTTCTGCTACTCCAACATTTGCTGGTTTAAACCTAAACGGAAGCATTGTTTTTGAAGGTGCAACCGCTAACGAGTTTGAGACAACTCTTTCCGTAACCGACCCAACGGCGGACAGAACTATCACCATTCCTGATGCAACGACAACCCTTGTCGGCACGGATACGACTCAAACGCTTTCCAATAAAACTCTTACCACTCCAACCATTAATGGACCAGAAATTACGGCTACTGGTGGGACTCCAAGAATTCATGGTATTTATCTTCCAGAACCACACTTCATTACATTTGAAGGCGCAACAACAAATGAGTTTGAAACAGTACTTACTGTTGTAGACCCAACTGCCGATAGAACCGTAAGTCTTCCTGATGCGAGCGGAACTCTTGCCATAAGTGGAACAATTGCGCTAGGCACGGACACAACTGGCAACTACATGTCGGACCTTACGCAGGGAACTGGTGTATCAATTACACACACCCCTGGCGAAGGCTCAAATGCAACCATCGCAATCGGTCAGGCAGTTGCAACCACATCGGATGTATCTTTTGCAACTATTCAAACAACTGGAAATGTAACAATTGGCGGAGACCTTACAGTCAATGGAACAACCACCTCGTTTAATACGAACAACATCAATATTGAGGACAACATTGTCGTTCTCAACTCAAATGTTACTGGAACACCGACTGTTTCTGCTGGGATAGAGATTGAGCGCGGAGATTCTACGAATGTTCTCGTCCGCTGGAACGAAACAGCGGATAAGTGGGACTTGACCAACGACGGAACCGTCTACGGAAACATTGTTACAACTGCTGATTCTGGAACCGTTACGAGCACAATGATTGCTGATGGAACGATTGCCAACGGTGACATTAGTGCTACCGCTGGAATCGTTGACACCAAACTTGAGACTATTTCTACTGCTGGTAAAGTTTCAAACTCAGCGACTACGGCAACCAACAACAACACTGCAAGCGCAATTGTTGCCCGTGATGCTTCAGGAAACTTTACTGCAGGAACAATCACTGCGGCATTATCGGGTAACGCATCAACAGCGACGACCCTTGCCACGGCACGAACAATTGCTGGTCAATCATTTGATGGTTCAGCAAATATTTCAATCGCACCAACCGACCTCACTAGCGTCACCGCGACTGCTTCTGAAATAAATATTCTTGACGGCGCAACACTTTCAACAACTGAACTTAACTATGTGGATGGCGTAACATCGGCAATTCAAACGCAGTTGAACGACAAGGCACCACTCGCCAGTCCTGCATTAACTGGAACGCCGACAGCACCTACCGCCACGCCAGGTACCAACTCAACTCAGGTGGCAACAACCGCTTACACCGATGCCGCAATTACAGCCCTTATTGGTGATGCTGGTGCGGCACTTAACACTCTTGGAGAATTGGCTGATGCGTTAAATGATGATGCATCATTTGCTACATCAATTGCTACTTCTTTAAGTTTCAAAGCACCACTTGCAGACGCAACTCTCACTGGCTCTCCAGCATCAACGACTCCAGCAGTTGACGATAACTCAACAAGAATTGCAACAACTGCCTATGTAGTTGGTCAAGGATATGCAAAGTTGGCAGGACCGACATTTACAGGAACTGTTTCTGGAATTTCAAAATCAATGGTTGGTCTTGGAAATGTGGACAACACATCTGACGCGAACAAGCCAGTTTCAACTGCTGGTCAAACTGCGCTGGACCTCAAGGCAAATCTCGCAAGTCCGACCCTGACTGGAACCCCAGCGGCTCCGACCGCTCCAGCGAACACCAATACAACGCAAATTGCAACAACAGCATTTGCCCTTGGTGCCGCAAATACGGCAGAAGCAAACGCGATTGGCGCGGCTAATGCCCTCACTTATGCGTTGGCTGACCTTACTGACGGTGTCACGGCATCTGGCGCAGAAGTCAATATTCTTGACGGAGCAACCCTAACCACAACTGAACTTAACTATGTTGACGGAGTCACCTCTGCAATTCAGACACAGTTAGATGCTAAGGCACCATTAGCAAGCCCTGCGCTTACTGGGACACCAACTGCCCCAACTGCATTGGCTGCCGACAACTCAACAAAAATTGCCACTACCGCCTATGCGGATGCTTCGGCATCAGCAGCAGCCAACTCTGCAATTCAGTTTTTAAACAATGTTGGAGATGTTGTAATTTCATCTGTTGCGTCTGGTCAGTATTTGAAGTGGGATGGCACGCAATGGGTTAACACTGGAATAGTAGTCGGCGATATTACCTCGCTAACTTCAAGCGTCACGGAACTCAACCTTCTTGATGGCGTTACTGCTACAACCGCTGAAATCAACATTCTTGATGGTGTTACCTCAACGGCAGCAGAACTGAATGTTCTTGATGGAATTACTGCTTCAACTGCCGAACTAAACCTTCTTGACGGGGTAACTTCTACTACCGCAGAACTAAACATCCTTGATGGAGTTCTTGCAAGTGCCGCTGAAATCAACATCCTTGATGGAGCAACACTCACGACCACAGAGTTGAACTATGTTGACGGAGTAACTTCTGCAATTCAAACGCAGATTGATACAAAGGCGCCAACAGCAAACCCAACATTCACTGGTTCAGTCACACTCCCATCAGACCCAGCACTTGCTTTACAGGCTGCTACGAAACAGTATGTAGACAATGTTGCTGCTGGTATTACATTTGATACCGCTGTACAGGTATCTACAATCGCAGCGCTTCCTGCTGTTACTTATAGCAACGGAAGCAGTGGAGTTGGCGCGACATTAACCAAGTCATCAAATGGCGCAATTGGCTCAATTGATGGGTATGCGGTCAGTTTGGGCGACAGAATTCTTGTAAAAGACCAAGCCTCCTCATTCCAGAACGGCATTTATGAGGTGACAACCGTTGGAAGCGGAAGCGTAGCGTTTGTTCTGACCAGACCGACGGACGCCGACACAAACACCGAGATTAAATACGGCAAGTTCGTGTTCGTTCAAAATGGAACGCTAAACGGTGGGTTTGGTTTCATCAACACATCTCCAACAAACCCAATTGCTATTGGGACAGACGCGATAACCTACACCACATTCAACGCTGCTCAAACCACTATTGCAGGTGCTGGTCTGACAAAAACTGGTAATACTGTTGATGTTGTAACGGCAAACAGCGGACGAATCGTCGTAGACGCCGACAGTATTGACCTTGCATCTGGTGTAGTTACTGCTGGAACATACAGGTCGGTAACTGTTGACACTTACGGTCGGGTTACAGCAGGAACGGCTCCAACAACTGTTTCTGGTTATGGGATCACAGACGCACTGACAACTTCTGCAGAACTAAATGACCTCGCAGATGTTTCAACCGCTGGAGCGACAAACGGTCAGTTCCTTCAGTACGCATCAGGAACCGATAGTTGGGCACCAGCAACCATCCCATCAGTTAGCGTTCTTGACGATGTTGGCGATGTTGTAATAACATCAGCGAGCGCCAATCAGGTTCTGCAATGGAATGGAACCAACTGGGTAAACGCAACCATCAATGGTGGGGCAACTATTTCAACCAGCGCCCCATCCACGCCACAGGCAGGGCAGTTCTGGTTTGACTCAGACACTGGTTCAACATATGTTTACTATGACTCATTCTGGATTGAAGTAGGCGCTGCTGGAGTAACGATATCCACATCCAGCACTGCACCAGCAAGTCCTGTAACTGGTCAGGTTTGGTTCAACACTACAACTAGTGTTTCGTATGTCTACTACAACAGTGCATGGGTTGAGATTGGAATCAATACAGTTCTCAACACTATTGATGCCAAGGGTGACCTTTTGGTCGGAACTGCAGACGATACAATCGCAAAACTTGCCGTTGGGTCAGATAATTCAGTCTTGGTTGCTGACTCAACTACAGCAACTGGTTTGAAGTGGGGTTCTTCAGCACTAGTTACCGTAGATGTGGAAACTGCTATGATTATGGGTGCCTTCTAGGTAAATGGAGTGATTAATGGCTAACACAGCAAAAAAACTTTTTAGGGGAACGGCAACGACCAACCTCGCGACCGTGCTTTATACAGTTCCGTCAAGTACGAGCACCGTTGTGACAAACATCGTCGCGACTAACGCTTCTGACTCTGCCACCACATTCACCATTAGTTTTGGTGGATTTGCCTACTGTTCGCAGATTGCAATTGAGGCAAGAGGAGTCGTCACCTTTGACCTGAAACAAGTTTTGACCGCGAGCAACACGATTACTGGCGGTGCTACAAGTTCTTCAAGCGTCGTTTTCCACATTTCTGGTATGGAGATTGCATAATGAGTATCAATAAATTACCACTCACAGACTCCACTTTTCAGGGAACAGAAAACCTCACTGACCCAGTACAAAAATTTAGGGTTTCAACTGGTCAGGCACTGATTGACACCGACTTTGAATACGGTACGCAGATTACAAAGTGGGAGAATGTTGCCTTAACAGACAACCGACCATTCGTGTTCAACACCCAGTCTCCAATCACCACCCTGACCGCAATGACCCAGAGCACAGGCTCAAAGACCGTGACGATGACCTTCTCGTCTGGTGCCCCAGCAGTAGGAACCGCAATCTCTGTGCAGGACTGCTTTCTTCCAATCTCAAACGGAAACTTCCTTGTTGAGACAACAAACGGCTCCACTCAGTCTACATTTACATCAAATGCGGTAAACACTTCAAGTTTGACAAACATCTTTGACAGTAACAAAACAATCATTTATGTTGGAAACATTTATACTGGCGCACAAATTGGTGGAGCGCCTACTAGTGTGACTTACTCTGGAACAGCAGTTACTGTTGTGACGACAGTTCCACACGGGCTTTCCCTTGGTAATGAAATTGGTATCCGTGGTCTGACTGCGTCAACAAACGCACCAAACGGCTCGTTCACGGTTTCAACAATTGTCTCTGACACTTCTTTTGTCTACTACGCAAACGCCACTCCAACTGGAACGATTGGCTATAGTTCCGCGGCGGTTTATCCACAACCACAAGGCTCGTTTCTTCACCGCCCGTTTGACGGTGGTGTTATTTTTTCCAGTAACAGTCAATCAAATCACCAGTCGGCGATTCGCCAGACACGCCGCTACTTCCGATACCAATCAGGTAAAGGTATCCAGATTAGTTCTGGAACAGTCCTAAAACCGTCACTCCAACTTGATGCCCTTTCGTATGATTCTGGAACTGGCATTGTCACGGTGCAAACCAAAGAACGCCACAACCTTTTGCCAGGCTCGCAAATTGATATTTATGATGCAACTGAAGCAGGTTACAACGGAACATTCTCGGTCTACACCATTACTGGTTACAACACATTCACCTACACCCCGCTGACTACGCCTAGCGCAGCAGTGGCTTCAGGCTCATACTATTGCACGGTTTCAAACTGGTATGGATGTGTCAACAGGCTCGGAATGTTTGACTCACAAAACGGTGTATTTTTTGAATTTGATGGAACAACGCTATTTGCGGTTCGCAGGTCATCAACTTTCCAAATTGCTGGAAAAATCAGCGCAACTGAAGGTAGTTGCACAGTAACCCAGACAAGTTCTGCTTACCCAACATTCTTCTCCAAGCAATTGACAGTTGGAGAGTACATTGTAATTCGCGGAGTTTCTTACCGCGTAACGGATATCGCAAGCGATACCTCAATGACGATTAGCCCTGCGTATCGCGGCGCAAGCATCATCAACTCTCAATTGACAATGACCCATGACGAGAGAATCCCTCAAAACGAATGGAATATTGACAAGTTTGATGGAACTGGAAAATCTGGTTTCAATGTTGACTTGCGCAAAATGCAGATGTTCTACATTGACTACTCGTGGTACGGAGCAGGTACTGTCCGTTGGGGAATGCGTGCCACAAATGGCGAGGTTCTCTATTGCCACAAAATGGTAAACAACAATGTGAACGCCGAAGCGTACATGCGCTCTGGAAACCTTCCAGGCCGATACGAGACGATTACAGAGCCTTTCACGACATACGCAACAGCAACAATCGGTTCAGCAGATACAACCATAAATGTTGCCAGCACGGCTGGGTTCCCAACATCTGGAACATTAACGCTTGCACGAGCATCAACTGGTTATGAATTTGTTAACTACACTGGAATCACAGCAACATCGTTTACTGGTTGCGTACGAGCAAAGGCGGGTGCAACTGGGGTAACGCTCACTGGTGCCTCTGGCACAAACAATGTGACGGTTACATCAACAACCAACATGCAAGTTGGAATGAGGGTAATTTCTGCTGGTGTTCCAGACGGTTGCTACATTTCAATCATCAACTCAGGCACATCACTCACGCTTAGTCAGGCTTTGACTTCAACAAACCCGACTGCAACCATCGCTCCGATGGGTTTGACATCTGGAACAACATTTACTTATTCTGCAACCAACCCGATTCAGGTGAAATACGCCTTCCCTACATATGCTCCAGCAATCTCTCACTGGGGTACTTCGGTAATCATGGATGGTCGTTACGATGACGATAAGTCGCTCATCTTTACCTATGGTCAGAGAACGGCTACGGTTATTACTGGTGGCTCAACCAACGCGCTATTTTGTATTCGCGTTGCTCCATCGGTTGATAACGGACAGGTTGGCGTTTTCGGTCAGCGAGAACTTATCAACAGAATGCAGTTGATTCTTAACGCATTGGATGTAACTACAACTACATCAAACGCAAACTTGCTTGTAACTGCAGTTCTTAACGGCGTGCCGTCGCAGAACAGAACATTCGCCGCTGTAGCCTCGCCGACATCAAGTCTTGCTCAAATTGCAGACTATACAACTGCTGGAGCAACGACAATTTCAGGTGGTGAAGTAACTGGTGGTTTCTTCGTTGGAACTGGAGCAAACTCCATTGACCTCAGTCAAGTGCGAGACCTTGGTAACTCGGTTCTCGGTGGTGGTGGAACAACGACACAGACTGGTTTCTACCCAGATGGTCCAGACACCCTCCACATCATGGTTACCAACCTTGGTTCCAGTTCTGTTTCCGTGTTCGGACGACTCTCATGGAAAGAGGCTCAGGCTTAATATGCCAGCAATTGATTTCCCAAACTCGCCTACCGCTGGCGACCAGCACTCTTCTGGTGGAAGAGTCTGGGAGTACGACGGAACAGCATGGAACCTGCTTGTTTCCTATGCTCCAACGACTATCGGTACTGGGACAATCTCTGCTTCACAACTAGCAGCAACGGCTGCGATTAAGCCAACCATCATGAATGCCGCTGGAGACTTGATTGTTGCGACATCAAATGACACTCCAGCGATTTTGCCAATCGGAACAAATGGTCAGTTCCTTAAAGTAAATACTGCGGCAAACGAAAAGATGGAATGGTCATCAACAATCGGGCAACTTTCCTCCCTTACTGACATTGATGTTGCTGGCGCCGTAAGTGGCGAAGTCCTTAGTTACGACGGTGTAGATTGGGTTTCAAGCCCAGTCATCAGGGATATGCGAGTTCTTTCTTTTATGGAGGTTTTATAATGGGTTTATTACAAAAACGAATTGCTGGTCCATCTGCCCTTACGACCACCACCACGACTGTTTTATACACTGTCCCACTTGGTGTCACAACAATTGTCAAGCAAATTATGCTCTGCAATATCACCGCTGGCGCGACAACAGTTACTCTTGCATGCAAGCCAGCAGGCGTCTCGCAGACCTCTGTTCACAACTTTGTCAACCAACTTTCACTGGCTGCCAACGAAACAGTTATGATTTCAACAAACTTGGTCTTAAATAACAACGGTGGAACGGCAAATGCTTCAAACAGTGACCAGATTATTGGTAGCGCTGGTGCAAACACCAGCATCAATATAATCATTAACGGTATTGAGGAGTCGTAATGGCATCGTTTGTTCGGATGAACAGAACGAATGTCTCAACCGCCGAAGGCACTTCGTCGCTTTCTGACATCTTTACCAAGTCGGTTTCTCTTCTTAATACCCCCGACCCAATTTACGGTTCTGGGATTGATGGTGACGCAACTATTTCAACAAATACATCTCTAACATCTGACATGCAGTATGCAAACCTAACCATCAATAGCAGCATAGTTTTAAACCCAAATGGCTACAGGATTTTCGTAAGAGATACTTTGACCATGCATTCTGGTTCACGCATTGGTTATACGGCTGGTTTTTCTACTGCTGGCTCAATAGCACAGGGCGGAGCAACCAACACGAGCGTCACACACAGCCTTGGCGGTAGTTCTGCAACACAGACAGCCACTGCCCCAGCAGCGGTTCTTGGTGGAACTAACTATTATTATTACGCAATGCAGGCAGTCAGGGGTTGGGCTGTTTCGGCATCATCCACAACTCCAACCTTCCTCCGTGGTGGGGCAGGAGGAACTGGCGGTCCTGGTGGCGGTGTGGTAATCCTCGCCGCACGATATATAGCAGCATCGGTATCAACATCGTTTATCTCGGCAACCACATCAGGCACTAGTAGTGGTGGTGGCGGTGGTGTTGTTATCGTCATCTCGTCTGGAAATGTGATGCAACCTGGTATAACTATAGATGTAACAGGAGCATCTGGTGCGTCAAATGGCACCTCAATTTACCTACAGGTTGGATAAAAATGGTTATCAAAAAACTATCTGGATTGCTAAATCCGACAACCGATGCTTATCAGGCAAAACTCAATAAACTCTTCGGCGCTGGTCAAGACGGAAGCATTGTCTACTCTTCTGGAGTTACCCACCTAACACGAGATTTTTATTTTACAAACCTCACCGTAAACTCTGGGGCGACTCTATTTACTAATGGTTTCAAAATATTTGTAAAAGAAACGCTGACAAATAACGGAACAATCGGAATGCCGATTGGAACCTCGCAAACGACATCCGTACTTGCTGGAACGGTGCTTACGAGAAATGATGGGAACATCTCGTACAACTCAGCCAACGCAATTGGCGGAGCAATCACTGTTTCGCAAATTACGAACTTTGACGAACTTATTTCTGGTTCAAGAACTGTCGGCGCACAATTAGAGCGCATCTTTGCTGGTGCTGTTGGTGCTACAGGCGCTGCTGGAAATCCAGGCTCTGCTGGAACAGCAAACCCAGGTGGAGATGCAACTGGTGGAGGCTCAACTGCTGGAAACCCAGGAACGGCTGGAACGGCTGGCACTGGAGGAACTGGCGGTGCTGGTGGTCAAGGTGGAGGCATGGTACTTATCTTGGCAAAAGTAGTCACTGGTTCTGGAACATTTGTCTCAGAAGGAACCACTGGAGCCGCTGGAAACCCAGGTAATCCTGGAAACCCAGGCACTGCGGGAAATGCTGGAACCACATCTCCAGGAACTGCAGTCCCTGGAAACCCATTTTCTCATGCCAACCCTCCCGTGCATCACGGAGTTCATAATCCAGGAAACCCGTTTTCACACATCAATCCTCCTACGAGCGGTCATAACCCACCTGTTGCTGGTCATGCGGTAGTGGGAAATATTGCTGCTCCGTATCCGTTCCATGCACCAGGAAACCCATTCCACTCCGTTACTGGTCATAACGCGGGTGCCCATGCTGGCGCCCACCACCGTCCTGCGCGAAATACACCACCAAAACAAGGTGCTGCACACGACCCTGCACACCATAGACCTGGAACAGCAATTCACGGACAGGGTCATAATGCGGCTAGAGCGCAGATTGGTCACTACACGCATAATAGCCATTTCCACATTACGCCAGTTCACCATATTGGAACGCCGTTTTCTCATGCCAATCCTGATACGACTGGTACTAACCCAGCACATCACGGTCACGCGCAGGCTCCAGGAACGCCTACCACTGGTACGAACCCGACTACGCATAACGCGACATACCCTGGTGGTGCTGCTGGAACCGCAAACCCAGGAACGGCTGGAAATGCAGGAGCAACTGGAGACACTGGTCAGGTTGGAGTAGTTGTTGTTTTGAGTCAGTCAATAACGGAATCAACCAATCCATCAACGCTGCTCAAGGACATCCACTAAATAATGTAGGATTTGCCCATGGAACTAATCGCGCACGAACAATTTATTCTTGAATATAAAAATGCATTCAGAAGCCCAAACTTCATCCCTATGGTTGAAGAAGAGGCTCGCCAGGACTGGGGTTACTTGCAGTGGACTAAAGCGTCAACTGGTGATTCAAACCAAACAAGAATTAGCGATTACAGGTCAAACTTGCACTTGAGCCTGAATCAACTTTTTGTCCCCCTTGAAGAGTGTCAAGTGGAAAGAATGAAGCCTTTAATACAGGAAATGGCTTCAATAAACAAAAAATTAGAAGAATGTATTTGGCATTATAGGAACGCATTCAACATTCATGTCACAAGAAACGAAGGTTATGGCCTACTGAAGTATGGTCGTGGGGCCGAATACAAGGGGCATGTTGACCATTCCGAGGACAACGGAAGAGTCTTTAGCATTGTTGCATTTATGAACGATGTTGAAGATGGCGGAGAACTTGTTTTTCCATTTCAGGAAATTGAAATCAAGCCAAAGGCTGGAAGTGTTGTTGCGTTCCCTTCCAACTTCCCGTTCTACCACTATGCAAAACCAACTGGTGAAAATAGTGAAGAAATCAAATATTCAATGGTTACATGGTTTAGTTGATATGAAGAAAATAGTGGTTTGTGGTTCTGGAACAGCAGGACTGATAACGGCAATTTATCTGAAAAACTGCTTTCAGAGGTTTGATGTAGTGGTTGTTTCATCTAAAAGTATCGGCATCATCGGTGTTGGCGAGGGTTCAACGGAACACTGGCGTCAATTCAGTGAAACAACAGGAATGAACAAACTTGAAATGATTCGCAGGTGCGAAGCAACTCACAAGTACGGCATTTTCTACGAAAACTGGACAAAGCACACCCCTTACTATTTCCACAGTATTTCACTTGACCCAGTATCCATAAATGGATACTACGGAAATTATTCGTATGCTCTTGAGAACTCCATGCTGCTAACGAATGTAACCTCTCACCACCTGCACGACAACATGGTGGTTGATGGAACTATTGAGGAAATTCATAACCACACGAATCAATACCATTTTGATACATTCAAACTAAATGATTATCTGACTGATGTTGCCACAAGAAAGGGAGTTCAGTTTATTGAGGGGGAAATTGTCTCCGTTTCTCAAAACACAGAAACTGGCTGGGTTGAATCAATAAACCTTGATGAAAACAGGACGATTACAAATACAGATTTCATTATTGATGCAACTGGCTTTTCACGAGCAGTGATGGGGAAAATTGTTCCAGATGATGAATTCATCAGTTACAGGAAGTACCTGCCATGCGATAGGTCAGCCGTATTCCCAACTCCACGACAAGAAGATGGTGAAATACGACCATACACCAGAGCAAGGGCAATGCCAAGTGGGTGGATGTTTGAGATACCAACACAGAGCCGTCGCGGGAATGGGTACATCTACTCTTCTGATTTCTGCTCAGATGAACAAGCGGTTAAAGAAATAAAAGAAATTCATGGGGAAGATATTGAACCAAGAATAATTAAATGGAAATCTGGATACTACAAGACACAGGTATTTAAAAATGTCGCCTGCACTGGTCTGGCTTCTTCGTTTATTGAGCCACTTGAAGCAACCTCAATTTCAACATCAATAATTCAAGCAAGAATGATTTCATCTCTCATACCGACCCTGAACACTCAATCAACTGCAATGGTTAAACAGTACGACAAGAGGTTCAAGACATTGATGGATAACGGGCTGTCAATGATTGCCCTCCACTACATCTCCGACAGAAACGACTCAGAAATGTGGGCATCTCAGCAGTCTGCTGAAATACCTGAGCCGTTAGCAGAACTCCTAGAATTATGGAAAGAACGAACCCCACATCATTTTGATATTCCAAAATTTAACGATGGTGGGTACGAGTTATTCTCAAGTGCTCATTTTTGGCATGTTGCTCAGGGTCAAGGAGTTTTAAACCCAGAAGCAGCAACACTGGAAATAAATGCATATTGCTCAAGAAAAGAGATGGAGCAGTCATTTGCCAATATTGCAGCCAATAGAATGAGGACAAAGGTGGTTCCACATGCGTCTATTTTCAAAAAGTAAACCCTCTGTTTTCAAGGGAGATATTTACGACGATGTCCCTGTTCCAAAAGACGGAGAGTTACTAGCCATACCCATAGACAATCAAATGTGGCACCCAAGTATCGCGGTTTACCAAAACAATAGGAAGACTCCAGACTGGTATAAAAATGTTCTATCTGGGGATTTTGGTTTGCGCGGATGTTACGGTCTCGGCGACTATATGCGGATGGGTTACACGATACCGCTATGGGCAAACCTTGAGGTTCGTCCACCAGTTTCAAAATTAGATGCTCGCTGGAGTGCACGCTACACAATGGCAGACAAGAGCCTCCCAATATTTAAAACAGCAGAACTTGAATTCATGGATAAACACCATGTGTTCAAGCAATCTGTCGTTGAAGGTCAGCAGTTCGGCAATAATCAAACTGGTGAATGCCCAATTAGGAATGTAAAAGGATTGCCCGACAGCGATTATTTAAAATTGACAAATCCGTGGCTGATTAGAACCGCACCAGGCTGGTCATGTCTTTTCATACAGCCACAATGGGAGCCAAATAATCACTACGATATTTTATGTGGCGTAGTAAATACGGACATGTATCATCATTGCAATGTTGTCTTTAATATAAAAACAAGTACTGGTTTTACCGTGGAGGCAGGAACCCCTCTTTTACATGTAATACCGTTTAAGCGTTCTCAAATTATAAAAAAATCACAGTTGCTAAAGGGAGATGAGAGCCTACATAAAATCCTTGATGGATTGGGATTTGGAACAGTCTATAGAGATGAGATGTGGGAGGGTAAGTACAAAAAAGAACAACACCGAATAGACAAGGAATTGGAGTAATTCGGGATAGGATTTGCCCATGCTTAGATACATTTACTGCCCAGATGAATCATCTATGGACGAAGCCGAAAAAATGGCTTCTGAGTTTTCTCTGCCAATCATGGTCGGATATGCCGAGGTTGCAAAAGACGCCAAATTTGATAGAACCAAGGTCGGTTTTGTGCTGATACCAGAACAACCAGTAATGGAAATCCCTCAATCACGAATCGCCCTGAATAAGTCTTTTATTGGTCACTATAAAAACGACACTATTGATTCTTCAAAAATAGAGTTGTTTGTAGTTTTTAACGGCAAGGAAACTCAAATTGGCACAAAAATCCAAGACCCAAGGTGCATATTTTTCTCTATACTTCCGAAATCTGCTGGTGATTATGTCATCTCTGTCCGCGTTGACGGAGAGCAAATAGAAACACATGAATTCAATGTAGGGGAAGAAGAATGAGCAATCTGCATCTCCTGAAGTTCCCAGCAGGTAGGGAATGCCATATAGCAGTAGCAGAGGCAATGATAAGCAAGACTACCTGTGAAGAATTAGTCAGTAATTGCAAGCAGTCGTTTGAGAAACTCTTTGAGGTTGGCCCGACAATGGGAGGCGTGCAGAGGCATATCAAAAATACATACGATTTTTCGTATTGCTACGAGACGCTCCAGCCTTTGAATTTGCCATCACATAATTCATTCATGAAAATCTCATACGAGATTGACGATGCTGTCAACTCCGCACTTGCACTTTACCTTGAGGAGTACCCACATCTTCGTGCTGCTCCACGGCCTAGGCATACTGGTTTCAGGCTTCAAAAATACATAAAGGGAGACGGCTTCTACAGGGTTCACATTGATGGCGATGTTTGGACTCAAGATACCGAGCGAGGCAGAATTCTTGGGATGGTTATATACCTGAACGACATTGATGTCGGCGGAGAGACTATGTTCCCAGACCAGAATATCCGAGTAAAAGGAAACGCTGGAGATATAGCCATATTCCCTGCCGCATGGACGCACCCACACGCTGGATGTGTTCCTGTATCAGAGGACAAGTGGATTATCAGTACATTCATCATATGCGATGTTCCAGACCTGCATCGTCCGTATGTAATTGAAAACAGGGACATTACTCAAATACAAAACTTCATTGAGCCAACAGTTGTCGGCGAGTGACGATAATGCCAATTGTTATTGAGAATGTTTTCTCTAAAGCGCAGATTGAGGAACTTAAAAACTCAATCAATACTTCTCGCTTTGAGTTAGATGAAAAACATTGCAGGTCTCTATCGGGTCTGCTGGCAAAAAACGGTTTGCGAGAAGATTCACGCGCAAAACCACTTTCGGAAGATATTGACCTAAAAATAAAGAGTATCTGCTCTGAAAATTTATCCAAAACCGCATTGCCAACATATTTTCTTGCCTCAAAGTATTCTCCTATTTTTGGAGGAACCCCAAACCTGCCGCCACACCTAGACGACAATGCATGCACATACACAATTGACTACCAGTTGGCATCCAGCGTTGACTGGGGAATTGTTATAAACGGTGAGGAGATTGTCCTGAAAGACAATTCAGCAGTTTTATATGATGGAGAAAATGAACTGCACTGGAGGGAAAGTTTCCCTAGTAGGAATCCAATGGATTTTGTTCAGATGGTATTCTTTCATTTTGCGGAACCAGAACACTGGTTTTTCAAACATCCGCACATCACTCCAACCTCATCTGAGGAAATACACGATGGTCGCCTAACAAGAGAAGCGAAACTTCTCATAAAGTATGGAAAACAAGAAGGGTCTGAGAACAAATATGTTTAAGGGAAGAACCTATGTGAACCCAGTGGTCATGGCTTACTATGTCACGCAAATGCCATACCATAAAGAAAATAAGCAGACGATTCTTGACATGATTGCCGATGTTCCAAGAAATTTTCAAACCCAGACACCAGAAGAAGATAATTACCAGAGAATAACAAAGTACGACTTTCTCTTAGTAAACCCAGAACACAATCGCCCTTGGGTTGATTTTGTGAAACCAAAAATTATTGATGTTCTTAGGGGTATGCCTAATTCCTTATTTTGGTCAAACCCAGTAGTTCAAGCACTGTGGTTCCAGCAATACGAACAAAACGACACGCACGACTGGCACCCCCACGCTGGAGCAAACTGGGCTGGGATTTACTATTTAGAGGCCCCAGAAAAAGAACATATTACCCAATTCGTTGAGCCGTTTACGAACAATATTTATTCATTCAACGCACAAGAGGGAGATATTGTTTTCTTCCCAGCACAAATTTTTCATCGCTCTGCAATAAACAATACTAATAAACGAAAGACTGTGATTGCCTTTAACTTTGACTTACTCAATGACGACATGTATGAGTTGAATAAAGAATAAAGTCAGCAATCAGACAGACATTGAAATCCCAGCGCGTGGGGTTAGCGCTGTTGAACGGTGACCAACCCCAGTCTTGATGAAAACCAAGTCTCCAGGCTGGAGTTCCCATGTCGGACCGTCTTCTATTTCCCATCTACTGATACCCTGCACTTGCCAGTAGAAAACATCTACATGGTCTCTGTGCATTCCAAACCCGCTCGCATCAGTTGCTACATTTATATACAGATGAGCAGCAATTAGGCTCAATCTCTCTAGAACTGGCTTTACTTTTTCAATTCTGTAAGCATCAAGCGATGCAAAAAACCCAAGAGGGAAATGGGTTAGTGGAGTCTTATTCTCAACTGACCAATTGAGGTTTTCTAGTATTTCAGACCACGAAGGAACATTGGTCTCAAAGCCTTTTTTAATCCAGTAATTTTCTGTGTCTTCATTTTCCAAAAACATTATCTACCGATTCCCACCTTCTGCATAATAAGCCTTTAAAAACTCATCAGAACCAATTGCGCTAACCCCACCATCATATGACCAAGTGAAATTAAACTTGTTCAATGACATGTATGATACGGCCCACGACAGTGTTGCTGTTTCTAAAATTCCGCCCGCTTCTATTAACGAAAAATATTGATGCTCTCCAATACTGTAATTAACGAATATTGCATTAACTAGATTCGGTTTTACCCATTCTGGAAAGTTTGGGTCGGCAAGCCATTGACACTTAAATGATTTACATGGATGCTCTGGCCTGTCTTCATAAATAGAGCATCCAGAATCCAAGTTTACAAAATGACACGGTTTTCCTGGAAACATTGGAATTCCATGGACATCTCCAGAAAGATACCCCTCACAGCACTTTGTGCAGGTTCCGCAACTTCTTTCCCTGATTTTTAAGTGGACAGGGGTTTCGGTTGTCATGTGGTTAATCCTATACACCTCGGTTAATTTCTGCTACTGTTTTTGGATGCTCAAACCATCAGAAATTATGCAGGTAACACGCCGTTGGGGTGACCGAGATTATTGGACAAAGGTAAACGCTATTGAGGCTTGGGCTTTTATGACCAAGATTTCAATCATCTTCCCTGGTCTCATTTTTGGAAAACAATGGTGGTGGTTGTACCTTTTTGCCCTCGCATCAAGCCTTGCTTTGATTATCACATCAACAATCAAGACCATGCCAACAATCATTTGGTTCAATCTTTGTTGGGTAGTTCTAGCAACTACGGCTATCCTCAAGCATTTTCTATAAATTTAGTTGTTTGGTTTAAAATTACCACTTACCGAGTGGACACTCTGCGTTTTTTAGTTTGGTCTTCAGTTTCATAAAGCATCCGCATTCCTTGCACTGGTGCGTTGCTTTTAGGAGACTTGGACAAGTTTCACAGATTGCCATGCGCTTGTTAGATGATTCGCTATCCGTATAGTTTCTCGGGTCAGCAGCGTCCCATGGGCGCGTTGTTCCAAGTTTCTTTTTATATTCCTGCCACGGTGTGGTCATAGTTGAAAATCACCCTGCTGGGTTTGTGAAGTCTGTGCCGTCATAGACCCACTCTGGTCGCACATATGCAATTTGCTCCGCTGTCAATGGGATGATTACGAACGGAGACTGAAGCATTGAATTCAATCTGTCATTTCCCTTGTGTGCTTGAAAAATCATTCCAACTTCATTTTCCACAACAAAAGCATAGAAGTTCATCTGTTCTGTATTAGGTGTAAATTCTGGCTGTGTGTCGCTCATGAGAATAATCCTATCATTGTTTTAGAAGCATCCCAAAGGACAAAATGGTACGCATGTATCGTATATGAATCCACATGAACATCCAGCAATTGAAGGCACGCCGTAGAAAATTCCACCAAGAGTCCCTTCTGGGCATGCAGGGTTAAGGTTATAGAAATCACCCATAGAGCAGGTGTTCCCAGCGCATGGGTCTGGTGGCGGTGGTGGCGGAGTCGTATTCGTAGTTTCTGCAATGAATATGGCGTCCGAATCAGCCCAACCCGTCTTTGTGAGTTTTAGGTATGTCTCTCTGTAAACATTCTCACCAAGACCCGTCCAGCCGTGACATGTGCCGCTTTGGTCGTTCGGAGCATTGACATTGAAGTCGTAGTAAACATAGTTGTATGTGCCGCCATCCTGAACTGGAACATAACTACTGTAGTTTGTGAAGCACCAAGGAATTGAACTAGTGGTTTCTGCAATATCCCCAATTACTGGTGTTGGAATTTTTCCGAATAGTGGTGTTACGGAGTTTGAGTTTGCCGAATATGATCCAGTTGCTACAAGGTTTACAGCCGCCACCCTGAACACATAGGCAGTTCCATTGGTTAGACCAGTAACCGTGACTGATGTTCCAGTTGAAACAGTGTCAGAAAATGTTGTCCATGTTGAACCACTATCGCTTGAATACTGAATGGCGTAGTCGTGAAATGCAGGACTTCCTAAAACTTCTGGAGCAGTCCAACTGACTAAAGCAGTTGTGTTGCCGTATGTAGAAGGGAGGCTTGCTGTTACGGCGGTTGGGGCGCCTGGACCGAAACCCATGCGAAACCCAAACTTGCTAGTTGACCCGCTTCCAATACGATTCAGGAAAGGCATATCTGATTATGCGAATCTTGTCTGACTCGCAAGCATCGTAAATGTTGCGCTTGCAGTCTTGATGATCGCCAATGTATAAGCGTCAATTGAACTTGCATTTCCAGCAGATGGTGCTGTTCCGCCCATCCACTTTGGAGTTACGGCTGATCCGTCAACTTGGAAAACGGTTGGTCGGTATGGTGTTACGCCATTCGTTGCCAAGAATGTGACTGTTGCAATCTGACCAGTTGAAAGAGTGTCGTTTAAGGTGACACCTGAAGTTCCACGAACATTGAGCGTCCAGTTAGCGGTTGCGTTGCTCGTGTAGTAAACGGTCGGGTTCGTGTTGAATTCAATGTTTATTGTTCCAGTTGAAGCAGAAGCAACGATGCTTGCTGTTTCTACAACGGTATTAACATCAACTGTTGCCAAAGTTGCTTTTCCAGCAACGAAGTTTCCAGAGGCGTCACGAGCGACGATCGCCGAAGCGGTATTTGCACTATCAGCAGTAGTAGCAGAGTTTGATACTTTTCCAGCGGTTGCAATAGTTGCAAGTTTTGTATCCACAATCGCGGCTGAAGCATTCACATCAGCATCAACAATCACTCCAGAAGAAATAGCAGTCACACCAGCGCCAGTGATTGTTACATCGCCAGAAACGGTTGTTGCTGTAACCACCCCCGTGGTTGTGGTTCCTAGTAGCAACTGTCCTGCTGTTGCGTTGGCTAATTTACTATGAGCAATCGCGGCGGAAGCGTTGACATCTGCGTCTACTATTACTCCAGAAGCGATTGCCGTAACTCCGCCAGATGTGATGGTGACATCTCCAGTTACAGCCGTCGCAGTTGGTACGCCAGATGCGTTATGCACAACGATAGATCCGACCGTCCCTGTTGCCAACTTTGACAGGGCTACTGCCGCAGAAGCATTAACATCGGCATTGACGATCGTTCCGTCAGCAATTTTGGCGCTCGTTACCGCGCTATCAGCGATTTTTCCTGTGGTTACAGCAAGGTCATTGATCTTTGCTGTTGTTACTTCACTATCTTCAATTTGGGCACCAATTTCAACCCATGCACTTCCGTCATACAGGTACAACTTGTTGTCTGAATCAAGGTAGCAAACACGCCCCTCACTCAGAGATGGCTCCCCAAGTCCGCCAAAAGAGGCATCACGAGCAGCGGAGTCCGCAAAACGACCAATGGTTTGATCCATTAGGTATGTATTTACCTGCGACGCAGTTAAAACGCTTCCAGCAGTAAATAGGCGGACGCCAGCACCAGCCATGAAAACTCCAATACATCTTTTTGAGTGTTAATAAGAGTATACAACACTTCAATATACGCCATTTCAAAGATGTTCAATAGTGTAAAATATTTCGGGGGTCGCAACGACTTGAATATATTTCGCAAACAGATATTTTCGTCAATCTCAGTAGCACTTGTATTTGTGCTGACCGTATCAATGTTCACTGGAGTAACCAGTGTTGAGGCTGCCTCATTCCCTGATGCTGGATTTGAGGACGGAACCTTTACGGGCTGGAGTAAGGGAAGCCAGTCTGGGACATTGGGTAGCACTATTACTGGCAACGGTAGTGGTGTAACCATATTTACTGGTTCTCGGACTTTCACTCACGGTTCTAGGGGTGCTGTTGGAAGTCCGTCTAGCCCGTATTACGCCTCAGCAGTTGCTTCTGGCAGTTGGACATTCTCCCCTAATAACGGAACAAACGCTGTTCTTCTTCAACCCAAAGGTGAACAGACTTTTGACCAAGCGGCAAGTGCTTTGAGCCTTTCGGCTGGCTCGGTAACAGAAATTAAAAACATGCTTACATCGCAGGCGCAAGCATCAGGCAACGGTCAAGGTACACCGACAGACGCAGCATGGATTACTCGTGAGGTAGAACTGACGGCAGGCACGACCTACACAATGGCGTGGAACTATGTCGGAACTGACTATGTACCCTTCAACGACGGCTCCATAACTTCACTTGTCCCCGTGACTGTTACTGGCACTCCAGTAGTAACGGTAAACAACTATGTCAAGCAATACGCACTTCTTGGATTCACCAATCCCGGCACTGGCGACTACTCAACGAATTCTTATGGCTCTACGGGTTGGCAAACTTCAACATATCAAGTCTCTATAAGCGGTACTTATAAACTTGGTTTTGCCTCGTTCAACCTGGATGACCAAGGTTTACCTCCAGCGCTGATGGTTGATAGCGAGGCTGGTTCAACAAACCGATGCATTTCAAACAATTGCACCACATTCGGTGGAGTTGCATCAAATAGTGAAACTGCCCCAACGGTTCCCCCTACAACTACAACTACTGTTGCCCAAACTACTACTACGAGCACTACGACCACTACGAGTACCACCACCACTACTACTATTCCCGCTTCAACATCGCTTGAAGTTACAAGCCTCTTGGATGATGGTTCAAGCGGAACTCTTCGCTGGGCAATCAATCAAGCCAACGCAAATGCTGGTGGGATTTACGATGCCATTGACATCACCACAGAAGGAACTATCTCCCTTACTTCTGACCTACCTGCTATTACGGCTGGAGTAACAATTACTGGCACGGGAATGACCACGACGATTATTGACGGCAACAATTTGTACCGAGCAATTTACAACAATGGCTCAAGAACAATTGTTATTGAAGACATGACATTCAAGCAAGGTAAAAATGTTTCATGGAACGGTGGGCTTATTTACAACGCCTCTGGAACGATGACATTCAATCGGATAAAGATTTCCAATCATTCATCGTGGGCTTTCTACCAAGGCGGTGGGGGAGTTACCACATTCAATGATTCCCAATTTACAAATAACGGTTATGCAATTACATCTGACCACGGCGGAACACCTACAGCCCTGAGCCTTACAGACACCGATTACTCAAACCGCATTTATGTCAATGGCTCTACATTTACATCAAATACTTATGGTATTCGTACCGAGCGCTTTGTCAAAATAAATAACAGTCAGTTCACAGGCAACACACAGTTTGGTGCATATTTAGGGGGTCTCAACCGTCAGCAGGTTCTAAATTCAACATTTACTTCAAACGGTGTTGGTGTGTACTTCTCTTCATGGATTCCGACAAGTTGGGCGGTTGGCGCTGGCAACCAAACGGTTTCAGGTAACACATTCAATGGAAACACAACCGCTATTCAGTTTGCAAACAATTGGAATAACGGTTCTTCTGTGTACAACGGAGTAAGTGCGAACTCGTTCTCCACAGCCAGTGGAAACACATTTGGCACTACTGCGCAAAACACAAACAATTTCTCAGGCTCTGGGTATGTGGAGTCCAACAACACAATCACTGCGGCTTACCTTAATCCAGTCACAAACTTAACGGCTGTTGCAAACGCAGACGGAAGTGTTGACCTTGACTGGGATGCATCGGCGGCAAGTAATTGCGTCATCTACGGTTACTCAGTGAGTTTCTACGACCTCACCGTAATTGGTGGAGCAACATCGGGTGGTTGGGGGGTTTGGACTAATCAAGGAACCAACTACTCGTTAAGCACTGAAATGTTCTCTGGAAGTAATCCTGTCACGACTGGATATGGACCCGTTCGTTTCGGCATCAAAGCAATGACTGCTGGGTGTGCTGGGGTTGGAACTGGTAGTTGCACCTATAGTCCTGAAGTAACCGTTGATGCAACTGTTCTTGACCCGACAACCACTTCATCTACTACTACAACTACGACCAGTACGACTGTCGCTCCTGTCGTCGTGACTCCCCCAGACGGTACAACAGTGCCACTCCCGCAATACCCAGAGCCTGAAACAGAATCCACAACGGTGCCGCTTCCCGTAGAAACAGGAACTGGAATTGAATTACCAACAGAGACAATTCCAGAATACTCAGAACCAATTGGAATAGACCCAACAGAAACCGAAACGGTAGTAGTAATAATTCCACCAGATGATTATACCGTCACAGACATAGAAGACAACGAGCCAATCACGACAGTCATATTGGACAATATTCTTGAAAATACATTCACTACCGATATTGAGGCTGACGAGGTTGGCGCTGTTCTTGACACACTCCTCGGAGCAGAACTTACCAACGCCCAGTTTGACAATGTCCTAGAAGCCGTGTTTACTGAAGATGTTTCGGCAGATGTATTCACCGAAGCACTAACTACGATGCTGGATGCAGACATCACTAGCGCACAGTTGACGGCAGTTTTGGATTCAGCGTTCTCAGAAGATACTTCTGCTGAGAATATGGTGTCGGCTTTGGTGTCAATCTTTGATGGTCCGCTTAGTTCTGGCGACCTGAACACAGTTATGGCAGCCGTGTTTGACGAAGATATATCGGTTGCTGACACTATGACCGTACTTGGAGACTTGCTTGAAACAAACCTAAGCATGTCAGAAACAGAAGCAATTTTTGACAGCGTGTTTGACGATGACCTCTCGGATGCAGAAACCATTGACCTCATCGTTGATGTGTTGGAGGACGAACTCACCTCAGAGTTGTTGAACACTGTTCTTGGTGCGGTCTTTGACGAAGAAGTAAGCAACGAAGTTTTGATTGAAACCTTTACCGCCGTCTTGGGTAATGAATTGGACGCCGAGTCTGTTGGTGTCATCGTGGATGTTCTTGATTCGGATTCAATTACGAATGACCAAGTATCTCAAGTGGTTGATTTGATCGTCAACCAAGATGGGGGCGTATCCAGTGATCAAGCAACCGAACTCGCGACAAGTCCAAAAGTGCTTGAAAGCATTGACGGAGACCAAGCGACGGAAGTCTTCAATGCGGTCGTTGTTGCCGAGGTCACGGAAGAAGCGGGTGCTCAAATTGCCGAGGCACTCATTGACGCGGCTACAGAAGTAAAAGAGGCTTTTGAAGAAGAGATCAATGTCTTCGCGGGCGTGTTTGACACCTATGTTCCGCTTGGATCACAAATTGATGTTGGAGACCGTCGTACAGTTATCGCAGCCAGCATCGCCGCAACAGTTGCTGGCGCTGCCATCGCTCTAGGTGGGACTTCTGGTGGATCACCGTCTTCGCCTAGCCAGAATCCAAACAACCCATCAAACCAGAACTCTGCCACCAGAAAACCCGAAGAGGAGTCCGAGGCTTCTGGAGAGATAGCAGGGGACGGTGTAGAATGGATTACCAAATTAAGCATTTATAAGTATCGCAATGGGGTCAAAGTTTTCAGTCTGTGGGGGTTTATGAAAAAATTTACATACGGTTTCCTTAATATGGGGTTCACTCTTGCTGGATCACTGGTTGTTTACCTAACGCTTTCTGGAACAATCCAGAAAATTGCTGGGGTGTCAACAATTCTCGCGTTTACTGGAGCAATGTATCTTCATATGAAAGAGCCTGAAAGCGAATAAAAAATAGGTTTATATTATGGTGTACAATATTTAGGTTGTTGCACGCCATAACAAAGGAAACCTATGAGCAAACTTGCTTGGGATTACATCGTTCCAGTAGTTCTTCCAAAAGACCTTAAAGGAATTGAGCCAGGAAAACTTCCAGCCAATCTTTTGAAGGCTGTTCCTGGTGGTGGAAAGATGCATTGGATTGCCGCTTGTGCATGGACGGCAATGGTGGAAAAGGCAAAGGCTGAAGGCGTTGAACTAAAACCGACTTCCAGTGGCGACACATATCGCGATTACGAAAGTCAAAAAAAGGGATTTCTGAGCCGCTACCAACTTGAGCCAGTGGTCGGAACCAGCACCAAAACCTTTGAAGGTAAGACTTGGTATCTCAAGAAAGGCATGGCGATGCTTGCTACGCCGGGTAAGAGTCAGCATAACCTCGGCTTGGCAGTTGATGTTCATTCGGCATCAGAGCCAAAGCGTCTGAATTGGTTGATCGCCAATGTCAAAGAGTTTGGTTTCTCGTGGGAAGTAGTGCCAAGCGAGCCATGGCATCTCCGTTATGTTTCTGGTGATAACGCGCCAGCATCAGTAAAAGCATGGATGGATGCAAATGGCGTAACCGCACCAGCGGGTGTTGCACCTGCCCCAGCATCTGGTGGAGATGACATCAAGAAACTCCAAGAAGCACTCAAGGTTAAAGGATTTTATAATGGCGAAATCAATGGGCAGAAAGATTCTGCAACAGATGCCGCAATTAAAGCATTTAAAGTGGCAAACAAACTTCCCGCTGACTCGGTCGCTGGTCCTAGAGTTAAAGAATTGCTCGGTCTCTAATGGATGCAACATGGGCAGCGGTAGTAACAGGGTCTTTTGGACTCTTGATTTTACTAATTGAAAAAGGTCGTCGCGAGAATGTTCGTGATCATGGTTTTGTTAAAGACCGTTTAGATTCACTAAAAGAAGACATCGCAGATATTGATGCAGATATTGCAGTTGTTGAAGCAAAAATTGATACTCACCTAATTGATCACTCTCCAATCGGGAAAAAGAAAAAATGAAAAAGGATCTTGCCGTCAATGTCATCTTACGAATCCTTGCTACTTTTGCCGCTTCTGGCTTGGGCGTTATCGGTGCAGGAACTATCGCTGGTGTTCCAGTACTCAAGGCTGTCTTCATGGCTGGAATTGCAGGGGTTGCAGTTGTAATTGAAGGTCTCTCTAGGGCATTTCTTGAAGACGGAAAACTTTCAAGTTCTGAAATCAACGATGTCTTTAACAAAGTTGACAAGAAGGCTCCAGCGAAAGCAAAGGCGAATGAAACGGTTTAGCCTTGTCGTCGTATCCATGCTTGCTCTTGCTTCTTGTGGTTATGACGGTTATTACCGATATCCATGTCAAGACCCTGAAAATTGGGGTAAGACAGAATGTGAGCCACCAGAATGCAAGGTAGATGGCGCGTGCACAGAAACGCTGCTTGGATGGGATCCGAGCGAAACAAGCGTAGAGACAATTCCAGCAGAGGCGGTAGCACCATGAAGAAGCGTATGACCCCAGCAGAATTAGATGCTCGTCTCAAGTTTGTTATCGGTTGCATGCTCGGTTTCGTTCTCATGATTACAACGATCGGCGTGCTCTGGGCACTCGTATTCGTGACACAGCCAATCGGTGCACAAGCAGAAAACGACAAGATGTTCTTCGGTGTTCTTTCATCAGTAGCAACATTCATCACTGGAACACTCGCAGGTTTGATGATTTCAACTGGTCGCAATGCTGAAGATAAAGACGGAAACGGGATCCCAGATCATCTAGAAGGTAAGTGATGAGAGTCTGGATTGACCAAGACTTATGCACTGGAGATGGACTATGCGCGGAGATAGCCCCAGATGTTTTTCACATGATGCCAGACGGTCTTGCGTATGTGCGCGAAGGGGAAAAGATTTATGCGGTCGCTGCGGGGAACCCCGAAGGAGCAGATGGTATGGCTTCTTTCGCAGACGACAGACTTTCTGATGTTATTGAAGCAGCCGAAGAGTGCCCTGGAGAGTGCATTTTTATTGAACCGTAATTGGTGGTAAAATAATTAGGAAAGGTTCCCTCGTTATTTTCCGCGTACGGGTGCTGGATCTATTTTTTGTAGTTTGTATAAGGTAGTCTTGACATCATGGTTGATACAGATCAAGAGATCGTTTGGCACAACGACGGTCATGTCATGCACTTACAGTTGACCAAGGCAAACCTAGAAATTGTTGCTGTTGACTGTCCAAAGAAGTCAGACTCTTCATGTGCTCATGATGACACGCCATGCGTTGTCAAGTGGTTTCTAGATACATACGGACTTGAGTGCAATGTTGGTGTGACTAGCCCATCAGCCGAAATGACAATTGCTTGGTCGTTCATCGGAGACCGACATAAAGACCTTGGTGCTTGTCAGGTGTGGGTCATCCCAACCAACGATGAAGCGTTCTCTGCGTGGATGGTTACGCAGTCCTAGTAATCATCATTTGATTCTGGGATAACAACTTGTTCGTGTTTCTCACTCTTGGCATCTTCCAAGAACTGATCAATAACCCACGCAATAAATTCTTCGTCAGAGATATCTTCTTCGTCAGGCATCTTTGATCATTCGTTCGTACACCTTGTCGTACAAACCATCGCAAACATCTTCGTAAGCCTCTATCGCCCCAGCCGTGTTCCCGTCAATGATGTACTGGTGCATCGCTCCAGCAAGATTGCGCCACTTGTTTAGTTCGTACTCAGCATCTTTAAGTTGACGGAATGCTTCCATATCCATCTTGGCGATCTTTGTTTTATCCATTTCCCAATCTGCTCCTACTCCACACTCATCTGTTCCCTCGTAGGAACACTGAGCCTTCCATGGCGTCATGTTATAGACATCGCACCAAGAAACCCCACACTTGTACACCTCAAAATCAGAGGTTTGTGGTAATGGTGATGTGGTCAAAGTGTATGTACTGACCACGCGGTGGAAGATTCTGCGAAACCAAGATTCGGAGTAGCCACCTGTCCGTTCCGTCGTAACGCGCACTGAAAGCCTTTCTTCCATGAATCACCTTTCTGTTGTCCATGATCATGACATCCCCAGTTTCAAGAGTCACCTCTTTGACACATTCAGGGATAACTGACTTAAGTTTTTCTAACGCCTCAGAAGCCCCACTCACGGATTGATCTGCTGTCATGAAGAACTCATCAAAACAGATTGATAGTTCGCCGTTTGGCATGCGACTAAAGATTTGCTTCTTAAACTCTCTGTCTGGCTCACCGTGCGTTCTGAAACTGTCATCTATTCTCGTAATAAAGTTTGGTTCCATCAACGCAGACAGTGTTTGCTCATCAAGTTTGCTCGCAATGTCTTCTGCTAAAGCGTAAGTCGTCTGTGCGTTCTCGTCGCCTCTCAGACACATCAGGATCACATGTGAGGGCTTAAAAGGATGAAACGCGGTTTCCGTGTGTAATTGCAGATCAACCTTTGAGGAAGACGATATT